ATACAGTTCCTCTTGTTAATGTCCCTGTTCCTTGGAATGTAACTGATCTTGTAGTTATTCCATCTAAAGTAACATTGACACTCATTCCTGTAACAATTCCTGAACCAGTAAAAGTTTCATCTCCTGATGAATTACCCTCTGGTGCTAATATAAAAGCTATAGTAGTTCCAGCAGTAAGTGTTTGTTGTGGAGAATCAGTTTCATCATAACTCATTTCTAAAGTTCCTGAGAATGACGTTCTTCCAGCTACAAATGTCTTTCCTGCATCTGAAAGTTGTGTGTCCTCAACAACATCAGCAGTAGTTTCAAGTGTGTAACCAGTAAGTTCGCCTATACCAGTTCCACCAGCAGTAACTACGCCCTCTTTTCCAAAGTGTGTTGCCATCGTGTTAGTCCTTATCTTTAATTTGTTTTTGTTTAAAAGAAGATTTTACTTGATTTGGTTTTTCTTCTTTTTCTTGCTTCCAACCTAAATCTAAAAAATTATCAAGTTGAGTTTCGTTAATAACAACTTCATTCCCATCTTTATATAACTTAATATCTTTAGCCATAAATCCTTTTATTCGTTTTCTTCTTCTTCGTCAATATCTTCATCATCTAAATCTTCATCAAAATCTTCTTCTTCTTCAATATTATCATCTTCTTCTTGATCTCTTAGTTCTGCAAGTAAATCTTTTATTTCCTCACACATTAGACTTTCTTTATCGTGCAATTTTTCTACACTATCTATCTTCTTTTCAATTTTATCAATTATTTTATCTTTATTCATATTATCTCCTATGGTGTTCCAGCTTGGAACTCGTAAGTACACCTGATAGTCATTCTAATACCACCTATCGGAAACAATGTACCCTCGTCTGTTTCTACGGATATAACTTCTGTATCAAGTGCGTTACTACTTCTTGTAATATCAGATTCTAAAGCAGTTTCAATAGCAGTAATTAACTCATTTCTTTTTGTGTCAATATTAACTTCTGCACCCTTTACAAAACCCAACACAACAAAATCAATAGTACCAATCCTTGTTTTAGCACCTGATCCTAATTCTTGATCTTCTCTAGTTTCCTCAGATGTTTGTACTATTACTGCTGGATATTGTTTGTCTGATAACTCATCTAATTGAAAAGGTTGTCTTGTAGCTTTGATTATATCAGGACTTGATATGGCTGATATAACACTAAGTAGATTAGATGCGATGTTTTCTCGTACACTCATATTGATCTTTCAAATTGTTGTTTTACAAATCTGTTAAACTGCTTACTTATAATCTTTTCTGTTCTATCATTAAAGCCAAAAAACTCTCTTTTTGGTTCATTTAATACTTGATTAAATAATGCTCTTTGATTCATTTGTGCGTTTGAAAATGATATAGATACCTTGTTTTTACCAGATTTCTTTACTGTTCTTGGACTAGGTGTTAAAGCACCTAACATTCTTCCTGAATAAAATAAATCTACTGATGTCGGTTTTCCCTCTCTTTGTAATTGTTTTAAATAACTATCTGAGTATGACTCAAACTTCCTGTCTCTAAAATCAACACCTTTTTTAGTTTTAGTTCTAACTATATCTAATAATTGAAAACTACCTTGTAATATTGCTTTATCAATTATTTTAGGAAATTTTTGTTCTAGTCTTTTAAATCGTTTTTCAATAGCTTTAGAGTTATTTCTGATTTTAACACTTAAAGCCATTATCTATTCAATCGTCTATATCCATGTAAAGGTTCTCTTTCATTAGATACAATTGAACCATCTGCGGTAGAATCATACTCAACACCATCTTCTAATATTGATCTAAATTCTCTATTGTATTCTGACATGTAATATTCTCCCATTCTTTCAAATCTATCTTTTTCTGTCTCAGGTCTAAATTTTGTTAATGCTGGTAAATAGAATCTACCAAGAAATAAATATACACCAGCCCTTTCAAATTGATCTAAATTTACTTTTGTGTTTTCCATCTCAACAGTATTTAAAACTGTAATATCTGTATAAACATTTGTTTTGTAAGTTGGAAACCACTCTATTCTTAATTGTCTTAAAATATCATTTGTAGTTTGTGCTAGAAAATTAGTTGTTTCTGTAGAACTTGTAGTTATACCAAAATCAAAAGCATCAGGTTGATACTTTAAAACATCTGAAGTTGTTATTACATTTGCTCCTGTAAAATTAGCCATGACACTTACCTATGAACCAATCTACTAACTTCTTAATCTTTTTTCTTAGTTTTTTTAACATTTTTTTTTCTCTTTGGTTTTAATTGTACTACTTTATCAGTAATGTCTTTTAAAGTCGCCTTTTTAATTTCTTTTTTTACACCATCAACAGGAAAAAAACCATTTGCTACAAAATGATTTGTGTGTCTTTCGTAATAATGTTTATTTTTAGTAATTATTTTTTTGCCATTTGTTAATTTTATTGTTTCGTTCATAATTTTCTCCTTATTAGAAGTGAGGGCAGTTTCCCACCCTCACAAAGTATCCAATTATTATTGGATTGATGAGTCTGATTCGACTTCACAACCATTAGCATCGTTTAATTCACCGACACCATAAACCGCAGTTGCTACAATCTCGTCTGCTCTTAGAGACGCATCTCTTTGAGTTTCGATTTTTAAGTCTTGCATCATAGCTAGTCCTAGTGCGTCTGGGTGGAATACTGCACCTTTGTAATCTCCAGTTGTTCCTGGATCATTACTAGATGAGTCTGTCATATTTGAAGTTTCAAATATGTTCACACCAGCGATTTGACCTACTAAGCTTGATCTTAAAATCTCATTACCAACACCTGGATTTGGGTTAGCAAAAGTATTTGTAAGACCTGATTTTAAATCAAAAGCTACTTGTGGGTGGATTACTGCATTTAGGTTATCTCCTGATACACCAGCCGATCTTAATTTAGCTACTGCTTGGAAGATTAAAGCCGCAGACATAGCCGTTGAAGCTGAACCTACAGTAGTTGAAAAACCACCGAATAAAGCCGTCAAGTCTTTGTCTATTTTTTTTGCAATCGCTTCTCCGAATAATCTACCAATATCTGCCGCTACATTTCTTGGAGCCGCATTTCTTCCTAGATCAGTTAGAGTTGTCATTATCCCATGCTCTGAACAAGTAATTGTTTGAGAAGTTGGGTCAATTGCAGTGTTAGATAAATCAGATGCTTCCGATACTGCTGCTGCACTTACTGCTGCATAGATTGGAACTTCAACTGACTTTCCGCCACCTGTTACTGCATAGTTTCTTACAAGCGGTCTCATAATTGATCTTTCACTTGCTACGAACAATGCTTCTGCTACTATCTCTGTGTATAGTTCCGATAGTGTAGAACTTGTTGTTTCTGCTGACATTTTTTGTTTCCTTTATTATTTATTGTTTAAGTTTATCTGAACAGGAGCAGAATCTCTTTTTTTGCGATACTCAGCATATTTTTGACGATCCTCTGCCTTGCTCATATCTAAGTCCTGAATATTAAATGGTTTTACAGTTTTACCCTCGATGCTACTGGTTGATCCTGTCCCAGCTAAAGACCCTTTTCGGAAATGTGGGTTCGCATCTAAAAACTCTTTTACACGATCTTCAATTGTAAGTAGTTCTCCCTTTGGGTTGTACCTTATGTTTTTATTATTATCAAGTATTTCTATTCGACCATCATCATTATAATTTACTTCGTTTTTTATTAATGACACCACTTGATCTGGTGCAATAGCATTATTCTTTGATGCTAAAGATAAGATAGAACTATCTACATTTATTGTTTTAACTTTACCTTTCCAATCAGCTAACTCTTTGTCTTTCTCAGCAATTCTAGCTTTCATAAGATTTTCTAAATCTGCTTTTGTTTTAGCTTCTTGTATTTGTTTTTCTTTAAGGATTTCTTCTTCTTTTTTTTTAGTTTCATCTAACATTCTTTGATGTTTAGACTTTTCAGCTTCTAATCTTTGCTTTACAATTCTATCTACATCTTCTTGATTAAATGTTGGTGTTGGTTTCTCGTCAGTTTGAGTTTGTTTAACTTCAGCTTCCTGAACATCATTTTTCGGTTGATTAACCTGTGTGTCATCTGACATTGTTTCTCCTATTTGTTTATATTATTAGTTCGCCTTTTTTGTTATACCAATCAGGATTGACATAACTAAATTGATGTCTGCAATTATATCCACCTCTAACTACAAGGGGATTGCCTGATTTCTTACCAGACCACGATCTACTAGCCCATAATCGCTTGATCTCATCAATTGTAAAAAGACCACCACTTCTTTTGTTATATACACCATTTATTAAATTTCTGCAAAAGTCTCTAGTGGTTGGAATTACATCTCCATAGTATTTAACAAAAGTAAGACCAGCATCATTTGATTTATTAAAATTAAGGGTTGCATCAAAATCTCTTAATGAGTCGTTTAATATCTGACCAGCATACCTTTTCATGTTTTCACCAGCTCTATCTCTTGCAAATTTAGTCTGTAATGTTTGTATTGCTTTATCAACTTGTGATTGTCTTGATTTAACATATTTGTTTGTATTAATGTATTCTACTAATGTATTTGCTTCTGCATCATCTGAACTAGCATAAATACCATTAATTGTTTGTCTAAGTTCTTTTTCTAATTCTGTAAAATCATTTCCTACTAAAGTATTCTGATAAACCTTTTCTGATAGTCGTCTTGTGAATGTGTTTGATACATCTTTAAACTGAGTAAAGTATTGTTGTTTTAAATTTTGTACTAATGCTAAATCACCTTTTGTAAGTTCTTGAAACTCTACAGGAATATTACCGATTCGTTTAAATGCTTTTTCTATTCTCTTTGCTTGTTTTGTAAAACCCTCTCTAACAACTGTATCTGACCAACCAAGATATTCTCTATCAACAATAGCTTTTATCTTTGGTCTGATTGCTATAGCCGCTTGAAGTTCTATAAGCTTTCCATCT